TTTGAGGGCGACTTTTCCGCTTGCACCGTTTGGGGCGTGTTTAGAGACGCAGGTACAGCTTCCGGTGTTATTGGTAATGACATGGGCGGAAACTGGCAGCGTATTTCAGTAGAAGAACGCGAAGCAGATGTTCCTAAAGCCATTTTGATGCATGCTTGGCAAGGCCGAATGGAATTGCATGAGCTAGTGCAAAAGATTGGCGCGTCAGCAAAAGAATGGAAAATTGACTATCTGCTAATTGAAAACAAAGCGTCGGGGATATCGGTCAGCCAAGAACTGCGCAGATTGTTTGGGTATGAGAATTACAGTGTGCGGTTAATAGATCCTAAAGGTCTAGACAAAGTAGCGCGTACTTATGCTATCCAACATTTGTTTTCGGAGGGCATGGTTATGGCCCCGACGGACAAAGAGGGTGAATTGTTTAAGGTGTGGGCAGAAATGGTTGTCTCACAATGCGCTACCTTTCCAAAAGGTAAACATGACGATTTACACGACACCGTAACTCAGGCATTAAACTGGTTGCGCGGCACCGGAATGTTGCAGCGCGGCGCAGAACGCACAGCGGAGTTGGCTGCGGGGAATGTCTGGCAAGGTAGTAGAGAAAACCAACCTTTATATCCAGTATAGGAGATAGTGATGGGTAAGTATGCTTGGCAAATAACGCTTAATAAGTACGATAATTCTGGCGTAGACCATCTTTATATCAGAGCTGATAGCTGCGATGTGTATGATGGTACGGTAAAATTTTACAATTACCCGCCTAAAACCGAGGATAATCCTTATCCTGAATCATATTTGTTGGCTTACTTGCCGACAGACCGTGTGTTTGAAATTGAGCTTTTAGATGATGAAACAGGCGAGCCAATTGGTTTTTTACCAGCGGAACCTACGTAAATGGCCGACAACCCGCATTATATGACGCCAGAGGAAATGTCCAAGCTGATCTGTCCCTTTGGCAGGGGAAACAATATGCCGGGCAAAGAAATAACCGTAGACGGTTCGCCAATTGGTAAACCGTGTGTTTCAACCTTGTGCGCGGCATGGCGATGGGCTTCGTGGGACGATGCTGAAACCCAAGATTGGGTTTATAGTGATGATTATGGATATTGCGGAATGGTTGGTCCATGACCGAAGAAAAAAAGAAATTTTCAACAATTGAAACAGTTGTCGCTAAAGATATGGGGGACGGTTACGTAAAACTGTCCCTCGTTATTGACACTAAATTTCATCAATTCCGCCTTAAACGCAGTATAGCTGTCAACCTAATTAAGGCTTTAGCTGAGTCACTTGACGAAAATTTGCAAACCATGTAAATAAGCAAGCGTCTTACAAAAGGAGACGCATATGATGACTTGGAATCATAGGGTCATTAAGTACGAAACCCGTAATTTGTTTGGTGATCCAGACTTTGGATACGCCATTCATGAGGTTTTTTACGATAAAGATGGCAATGTACAAGGTATGACCAGCGAGCCAGTAAAGCCTTGGGGTGATACCAAGGATGAGTTGCGGCTTGAACTTTTGCGCATGATTGAGGCGCTTGAAAAGCCTGACCTTGATTATAACGACAAAGACGACGACGATACATTTGCGAACAAAGCATAATTGGCTTATAGTGTGCTGAATATTTTCACAGGATACAGCACATGGCTTTGGTGCCCGGATTAGTCCCTAACATTCGCCTTGACCAAGATCAGCCGGATTTGCCTCTTGGTGAGGGGCAAGAAACCGTCATTGTAATGGATGCGGATGACGATGCTGACCAGCCAGAAATGGACATTGATGGCAATGTTCTCCGTATTGACCACGGGGACGGTTCTATTAGCGTTTCCTTGGATGGGCGTCCTATTGAATCTTCTAAAAAGAAAAAAACAGAAGGTTGGCATGAAAATCTGGCCGAAGAAATGGATGAGAATGCGCTGTCTGAGATTGCGCATCGTCTTATTAAAGGCATTGAGGAAGATATCGACAGCCGCAAAGAATGGATTGAAGACCGCGCACAGGGTTTACGACTACTGGGCCTTAAGATTGAAATTCCGGGTCAGCAAGGTACAGCCGATGGCGCACCTGTTGAAGGAATGTCCCGTATCCGCCACCCGCTCCTGTTGGAATCCGTATTGCGCTTTCAGCGAATGCAAGGGCAGAACTCTTGCCCACTGACGGGCCTGTCAAAGTAAGAGTTGACAGCAATCAAGACGGTCCAGAAATGGACCAGCAAGCAGAATATTTAGAAAGAGATTTCAATCATTATTTGACTGCAGTAGCTAAAGAGTATTATCCTGACACGGATAAAATGCTTTTCATGCTTGGGTTTGGCGGGTCGGCCTTTAAGAAGGTCTACTATTGCCCCCTGCGTAATCGTCCTGTCTCCGAAACGGTTGATGCGGATGATTTAATCGTCAACAATGAAGCGACGGATCTTTCAAATGCTCGGCGTATTACCCATAGAATCTCTATGCGTCCTTCGGTTGTCAAACGGATGCAGATTATTGGTGCCTACCGTGATGTCGATTTGGGACAAACCAAGCAGAAGGAACTTGACGCCGTTCAAAAAGAGAAGAACGCTATCCAAGGACTTCAAGACGACATCAATGTTGCTGAAGATCGGGACCGCGAAATATATGAGTGCTACTGCGAGTTAGATATTCCGGGTTACGAGCATGAAATTGATGGCGAATCATCTGGCTTGGAAGTACCTTATCGCGTAACCATTGACGTATCTTCTAAACAAATTCTTAATATTGTTAGGAATTATGATGAAGAAGATCAAGAATTGCCTGAAGCTAATACCCATTTTGTCAAATACGACTTTGTGCCGGGCCTCAAATTCTACGGCATGGGCTTGCTTCACATTTTAGGCAATACAACCAACGGCTTAACGGCAGTTTGGCGTGAATTGCTTGACGCAGGTATGTATTCTAACTTCCCCGGCTTTTTGTATGCCAAGACATCTGGTCGTCAGAACAGCAATATCTTCCGTGTTCCTCCCGGTGGTGGGGCACAAATTGATACGGCGGGCATGCCCATCCAACAAGCAGTCATGCCATTGCCTTATAAAGAACCATCTGGCGCATTAGCCGCATTTGCTGAGACAATTAGCCAATATGGACAGCGTTTGGGCGGCACCGCAGAGATGCAAGTAGGTGAAGGCAAGGCAGAAGCGCCTGTTGGAACCATGTTAGCTATGATTGAGCAAGCACAGAAACTGCTTAATAGCGTTCACAAACGCATGCATGCAGCTCAAGCAGACGAATTTCAATTGTTAGCTCAATGCTTTAGGGAGCATCCCGAATCATTTTGGCAAAGAAATAAACGTCCTGCCAATAAATGGAGTGAGAAAACATTCCTAGATGCATTGGATAATTATGAATTAGTTCCTCAGGCAGATCCTAACACGGCAAGCCATATTCAGCGCGTTATGAAGGTAACTGCACTGGTTCAAATGGCTCAAACAGCTCCGACATTGTACAATTTAGATGCGGTTAACCGTGAAGCACTGCTTACATTGGGTTGGAGCAACGCCAATTCGCTGTTGCGCGACCAAGTAAACAACCCACAACCGCCAGATCCTCAGGCTCAAGCTGCGCAAATGGCTGGTCAGGCTGCAATGATTACGGCGCAATCTAAAATGATGGAAGCGCAGACTAAAGTTGCCGAAACCCAAAAGAAAATGGGCGGTGGGCAAGGTATGTCGCCTGAAGAACAAGTCAAAATGGCTGAAATCCAACAAAAAAACATTGATGCACAGCTTGATGCAACCAACCGCAAGCGGGATCGCGAGAGCCGTGAACGTCTTGCTGCAGTTAAATTAGCTGAAGATTTGGCTGCTAACCCCGCTGGCTTGGGAATTGTGCGGCAAATACTTGATCCGGGCATGCTTCAACGCCTTGAAGGCAATGAACAGCCTATGACACCCACCCCCGGCGGCGTTATACAGTAGGTAAAGCATGGCTAATTATGATGACCCTATTGAATTGCCGCATTCATTAAAAGAATTGCAAGATTGGGCTAAAACTCATCCTACACCTAAGCCTATGGTAAGGGCATCAGACGATCCAACGTCTATCCTATACAATGAACGGAAGATTGATATGCCCCAGTCATTACAAGAATTGCAAGAATGGAGCCGCACCCATCGCGCTTCTGGCGGGGCTGCTGACGACATTGAACATGCATTACGATTAGCTAAAACAACTATAAAGAAAAAGAAACGCAAGCATTACGAAGAGGGTGGATCGGATCACGAAAGCGAAACACACGAAACCGACACACACGAAAGCGATAGCAGTGATAGCAGAGATGCTGTTGAAAAGGATTTTTCCAACGACAGAGCTGCGCAAGAAGCCGCACAGCGTGATTCGGAAATGGACAAAGAATCTCAACAACGCAGTGATGACGTAGCTAAGGCCATATCAGATGCTCAAATGAACCGCGGATTGCCGGAAGGGACGGCAACAACGGATGTTAGCCGTTTTGCATTTGGTCAGGGTATTAATACAGGCGATGCGGCAGGTCTTGGCGTAACTGACGTTAAAGCGCCGCAAGATATTAGAGAATATACGCAACAGCGGCTTGAACACCCTTACGAAGGCACTGTAATGAGTGCTACGCAAGATCCAAGCACAGCTTTTGGCATGTCCTATCCCCAATTGGTTGGGAAACAGTTGACGCCGGAAGGTGCAAAAGCATTTTTGGGTAATTTGGGATATGAAAGCACTTACAAAGGTGAAGCATTTAACCCGCAAGCTGTAAGCGGCAGCGGCTATGGGTTAGCTCAATGGACTGGCCCTAGAGCTAAAGAATTTTTTGCCGCGATGAACCCAGAAGGCCCAGCCCCTGTAACAAAAGAAGACAAAATAGCTGCATTAGCTAACACAACAGCGCAACAACAGTTAGGATATGCATTAAGCGAAGCTTTGGGCGGCGGATATGCACCAACGGCCAGAGCATTAACTACGCCGGGCAGTGTTGAAGATAAAATAAACACAATTACAAGCAATTATGAAGGGGCAGGCATTCCTGCTACGGAAAAACGGCTTGCGTTAGCCAATCTGATTGGCAAAGATCAGGGGCTTGGACAATTCGCATCTAGTGGGTTTGATTCTAATGCAACCCCATCACCAGCATATGCCAACAATGTGCCATTACCTCCTTCAAGACCAANTGAATTAAACCAAGTGGCTAGTAACATACCAATGCCTGTAGCCAGACCAACAGATTTAAATGACCAAATGAGTCAAGCTGATATTATAAAAGCAATTATTGGCGGCGGACAACAAGCTTACAACCCTAAATATTTATTTACGGGCAGCACGGAGGATCCAGACGTGATCAGACAACAGCGACTGGCAATGAATTTGCCTCCGTATGCACACGGCGGATCCGTTGCAGATGACCATGTCAAGCATGCTTTGCGGCTTGCCCAATCTATGGGCCGCGGTAATGATTCTATTCTAGCTCACATTAATCCTAAAGAAGCTGCACTTCTTAAAGCGCATGGCGGATCTGGCAAAATTAACCCTCATACGGGATTAATGGAGTTTGATGATACCGATACCAAAGATACTAGCACCAGTGATAACACTGGCGGAATTGGTGGCTTTTTAGAAAAAATATTTGGCCCAACGCCTACAAATGAAGCAGAAAAATTAAGTTATTTACCGATTAACCCTAGCAATCCCGGTTTAGGAAATAGCACCTCTGATACTGGTGGCGCATCGAATTATACTGGGAAAACAGCAAATGATTTAAAAACGGTTTTAGGTTTTAATGAACCTAAAAGTCAGTTTGACACATCTAGCAAGTATAATAACCCAGATCCATTTATTACAAGTTCAGCTGCATCAGCTGCANCAGCGGCANCANCTGCCGATACAGCGCCCCAATATGATATTAAACCCAATTTAGCCGTNTATAAACCACCATCTGATGCCGGAACGGCGGCGGGTTCTGCATCGACATATTACGACCCATTGGGGGCGGCAACCTTTACACCCGCTACGTTTCCGGGTTCCACCACTACTCCAATTACGGGTAAGGCGTATGTTGATACCACTTCGGGTTCCACCACTACTCCAATTACGGGTAAAGCGTATGTTGATCCCACGTTAAACAACATCTACCAAACCAATTTTGGCCGTGATTACAACCCCGCAACTGACCAGTATTGGGGTAATCAACTTTTACTTGGTAATGAATCGTTTGGTAACAAATCCAAGCTAATTCAAGACATTATAGGCGGCGCACAAGGTTCAGACCTTGACTATTATAATAAAAATGTAGTTAATCCTGCATTAAGCAATATTTACCAAAC